GGCATTGATGCCGTTAGACTTTGGTGGTGCTCCGCAAGACCAGATACAGGTAGAGCGTGATGCTCTCGCTTATGAGGGGCAGATCATTGAAGTGTCTCCCCCGTCGGGTAGAACAGCAACAGAAGCGGCTGTACGCGCCACAGATGCCCAACTCAACAGAGAATGGATGCAGGTGCCCATTGCAGGGTTTTATAAGTGGGCAACAGAGTCATTGTTGGCTATGTGGTCAGATGTAAGGTATAGACCCGAAAAGTTCTCTGTGGTGCTCAGACGATTTGGTGAACCCGACCTCGAAGCAGTCATTGAGGATGCTTGGTTTACAGGGTTGCGTTATGACATAGAGATAGACGCTGGCAGTATGCAAGTGCTCAACGAGCAGCTTGAGCGTGACGACACCCTTGCCCTCTATGACCGACTCATCGCATCACCTGTGCCCATTGATCGCAAAGAAGTGGTCACGCAACTGCTTGGTAATGCTTTCCGCAAGGTCAACTTTAATAAGTTGCTTGAGGCAACCATTGACCCTGATGCAGCAGGACTCGCGCAGATGGAAAATGTGGCATACCTGTTACGTGGGCAGAACATACCCCCACAACCTGGGCAGAATCACCAAACACATATGCAACTACAAGATATTAACCAGATCGCCCAATCTCCTGAGTTTAAGCAAGCACCTCCACAGTTGCAACAGGCTATTCAGCAAGCGGTGCAAGAGCATAACCAACAGCACCAGCAATTGTTGCAACAAGAGGGTGGCACACAGGGGCGACAGTTTAGACCGTCAGAAGCGTCTAATGCGCAAGGTTTGATGGGTACTGTGCGCTCAAATGCTCAGAAAATTTCTAACGTGGTGCAAGATCAAGCTGTGGAGGCTAACGCACTTTAATGGGAGAAGGGAAACGTATGGATGAATTTAGTGACACCGTTGGTGAGTTGGAAGATTTGGAAATGATGCTGGCAAAAAAGCTATTCAATCCAGCAAGGAATAACAAAAACCTGTCTAATCTTACCCCAGAAGAACGAGAAGTTGCTAATGAGATACAGAACTTGTTGATGAATAAGGGCAACGCGGGGTTTGGGGGTGTTAGTAAGATGTCGGGTGATATGGTTGGGGATTATAACGAAAAAAAATACAACGAAGGTAAGTTAGATGAGCAAGTGGGAAGGGGTATGAGGCCAGAGGTTGTCATATCCAAGTTGCTCGGTATGACAAATGCAGGGCAAGATTCTATTGGGGGCCTTGCAGCTCAACGGGATAGTGTCTTGAACTTGATCAGAAGCAAGATGCAAGGCCCTAAGCAAAGTGGCCCACAATAATGGAGGCTAACGCACTTTAATGCCTGTATACAACTTTAAATGTGGCAATGGTCACACCCTGCTCGATCAGTATTACAGAATAACCGACTTGCCCAAGACAATCCCTTGCCCCTATTGCACTGCAAAGATGGAGCAAGACTACGCAGACCATATCGTCGGCTTTTCTGACAGTGGTTATCCCTATTACGATCCGCAGACTGATATGACATACACATCTGCTGCGGATAAGAAGATGAAGCTGAAAATGTTGGGGTGCGAAGAAGGAGATTGGAAAGAAGGTGGCGCATCGACAGCAGAGATACATCTGCACGAAGCGTGGAAGCAAAAGAAAGAGGGCAAGAAGGTATTGGACAATGCCTACTGGTTAGACAGTGACAATGAAAAAGATGCCCTCAAAGAAGCGGATAAGATGTTAGACAAAGACCCCGTAAGCATTATACGGAAAGCATCACAAACCCTATAACAAGGATTTAAACAAATGGCTGAAGATAGTGGCCTTGCAGTATCTGATGAGATACCTGATAGCGACCTCGCTGACGACGATTTTGCTGCCGACTTGGTGGGCGATTTTGCAGGCGATACTCGTGACACAGCCTCTGCATCAGGCGGACAACACCCACGAACAGAAGCAAAAAATAGTTCACAGGACTTTGACCCTTCGAGCGTCGATTTGCTCCGCGCAAATATCAACGACATCCCCGAAGCACACCGTCCTTTTGTGGAGAAGTATCAAAAGATGGCTAAAGACTTGCGAGCGAATACGCAGCGCAAGGAAGCCGATTTGCAAGCGCAGTTGCAGAAGTTGCAAGAGCAACAGCAGTCTGCGTTTAAACCTGAAGTGCTCACCAATGCTGTGCGTGATGGTATGAGAGCGAATCAACCTGATGAGTTTGACAATCTCTTACCAGAACAGCAAGCTGCTGTCGAAGTGGTCAACAAATTAATTAACAAGAATGTTTCACCGTTAACGGAAAAGTTGACACAGTTTGAACAGTTGGTTCCCGTTATTCAGCAGTTCATCCACGAGCGTCAAACGCAACAGCAATCGACTCTGCAACAGCAGATCACTGAAGCGCGTGAGGCATATCAGGATGATGTGGATAACTATGCACCACAGATCAAAGCATTGATCTCTGTTGTCAACCCACGAACAGGTCAGAACTTCACAGTAAAAGAAGCGTATGAGTCTGTCTCTGGTGTGCGGAATCAGCAATCTGAAGCACTCAAACAGCAAGAGCAACAGGTTATCTCCAGTGCAAAACGGCAAGTAGCATCACCCCCTAATGGGGGCGTTTCTCCACGAAATGGTAACGCGAATGTGCAGATGACGGATGAAGATTTGGTGGCGGAGTTGCAGAAGCTCGGATTTCAATAATAGTGAGGTGACTCCCAATGGCTGCAACAAGCACAACTGAAAGTTGGGATGCTGCGTGGACATTGACGATGCGTACACATCGCAAGCGTCTGACCGACAACATCTTTGACGAATACCCTACCCTTGCGTGGTTGCGCAAGGCAGGGAAGGTAGAAGTAGAAAATGGTGGCAAAGAAATCCGTGAGGATTTGATGTATGGTAAGAACTCGGCAGAATGGTTTGAAGGTTATGACACCCTCAACACCAATGCTGTCGATGGTATCACGGCTGCATTTTATCCGTGGCGTTATATCGCTGTTCCCATCACCATCTCTTTGACAGAAGAAACAGAATCACAAGCTGCCGATTCTGCCAAGAAATTGTTGGTGGCAAAAACTGAACAGTCGATGAGCACGATTCGTGACTCCATCAACGCTGCACTGTTCTCCGCTCAAAGTGGCAAGTCCATTTTGGGATTGCAAGACTTGGTAGCTGCTACATCTACCAACAGCGTCGGTGGTATCTCCCGTTCTGCTGAAACGTGGTGGGCTAATCAGTCGGAAAGCATTGGTGACTTCGATGCCTCTTCTTCCCCCTCTTATACGGGTTTGAAGAACTGGGGAACACTGTTTAACAACTGCTCCTCTGGCAATATCAAGCCCAATGCCAACATTATGCCTTTGACCTTCTATGGTCAGTACGAGAGCATCCTTGAGGGCACTGGTTACGCCCGTGTAGAGCAGAACAAGGCCACTGGCGTAGGAACAGGTGGTAATCTCAAGTTTCGTGGCTCAGATGTATGGTATGACCGTGACTGCGGTGCTGCATTGATGTATTGCTTGAACAGCAATTATCTCAAACTCAAGATTCAAAAGGGTTTGAACTTTGCAAAGACACCGTTCAAAGAGCCTCACAACCAATTAGCCAAAGTATGCTTCGTGGTTGTGGGATGTCAATTCGTTACCAATAACTCCCGTCGTCTTGGCGTGGGTCACACATTAAGCTAATCGAGGGGGTGATCTTTAGTGGGTACAGATTTAGCAGGTATCAGTGGTGGTGCATTGACGGATACATACACCTCTACGACATCCCAAGGGATTGCTGACTTGGGTGAAATGAAGTGGGTAGATGGCAAACTGTACAAGTTTGTTGAAATCGTTGACCAGGATGTCGCAGTCAATGAGGTGCTCTACCCTGCAAACACTACGGGAACAAACTTCACATCTGACGCTTCGGGTGGATCAGGTTTGACCGCTATGGTGGGTGCTGTTGCACTCGGCACTGTGGACATCTCTGCTGCTTCATATGCGTGGGTGCAAGTGTGTCAACCTGGCACCTTCGGCACTGTGCGCTCTGATGGTTCAGTTGCAGCAGGTGAAGCGATTATCGGTCACACTGTTGATGGAGAGGCTGACACCTTTGCTGCTGGTGAGGAGCATTTGGTGTTCGCTTACGCACTTGAGGCAGACAGTGGTTCGCCTGTGACGTGTGCAGTTCAGTTTGTATAGTTGAAACGGGTGAGGCCATTACAAGTGGCCTCACCCACTTTCCCTTTCTATGGAGTAACAATGGCCTCAAAAAACGATGCAAAAGAAGTAAACAAAAATGATGACTTGCCCATCCCTCTGTTGGGCGTTCCCGATGACTCGTCTGATAAGCTGATTGAGTTGCTCTCTAATATGAGTGATGACAAGAAATCACTGCTCATCAAAGCGTTGGGCGCATCACCGATCACCAAACCTGCTCTGCGTCGCAAGAAGCGTGTCACTGAAGAAGAAGTGAAAAACCTTGCACTTGCAACGGGTGGTGCTACGCAACCCGAAGGGTTTTTGCCTGTACCTCCTGAACATATCGTGGAGATGGGTGAAGATGCTGTGTATGCCTATCACCAGCAATGGTTAGACGGCAATTTGCAGTCTTGGGATAACAAGTCGCAAGACGACCTCAAAGAAATGATTGCAACGGCAAGGATGTAATGGAAAGAGATCACGTAGACGCGGTGAGTTTTTCTGGTGATGGCACCTTGATGAATTTTGAGGGCGTATCACTGGTAGCTGTGGATGACACACCACCTGACCCTCCTAATAGTGAAGCGATTATTTGGATGGACTCTACTACGGGTGATCTCAAGGTAAAATTGACAGATTCGGGTGGCACGACAAAGACTGCCACACTTGCTGATTTTAGTGCCTTATAAGGATGTGTTGACAGGTTGACATTAACCAAAGTATTGCAGATCGCCCTACGCAGAGTGGGTCTTGATGACTCGTCATCTGTGTATAAGAACAATGCGCGTGACTATTTCAACACTGGCACGACAGACCTCGGCACACGTAGAGCGTGGACGTGGTTGTTTAAGCGCACCACGTTTACCACTGTGGCAGATCAGCGCACCTATGACCTTGCAAGTGATGTGATGCGCCCCCTGTCCTTTGTGAACGTGACATACAATGCGCCTATGCAAATGGTGTCACCTGAAGAAGTGGATGCCTTAGACCCCGACAGAGATCAAACAGGTGATCCACGCGCTGTATTCGTCAGTGGCATAGACGCAACAACAGGTGTGTGGGAAGTGGACTTATATCCCCTACCTGACGACTCGTCAACAACAATATCATATCGCTATTACGCATTTATCGCTGACAAGTCGGCATCTGATGACTCAACAGACCTTGCAACGACTATGCCACTGTGGGCGCAAAATGCAATGATCCACTACATCGCCTCGCGGTATAAGGGTGAACTCGGTGACTTGGAAGGTGAAGCGCAAGAGTTGAGCCTGTTTGAAGGTGCTATTGAGCAAAACTTAGCAGTAGATGGTGATGTGGTAGACGGCAATCGTATCTATCGCTTTGGTCGTGCTGACCTTAATGCAGGTCGCTTTGGCTTTGAGGTGACAACGCTCGGATGAACAACGCATACCCTCACGTATATGGCCCGTTCATTGGTGGTGTGGATTATAGTCGCCCATCTGATGATATATCGCCAGATACGCTGTATGACGGTCAGAACATACGCATAAACCCTGATGGGAGTGCTGAGAAGCGACCCAACACAGAACCGTTCATAGATGCGCAGTTAAACAGTGGTGCTGTGGTCACATCTATCGGTCAGCATCAGTTTAGTGCGTCATCTGAGCGTGAGTATGCAATGGTCGGCGATAAGTTCTACGAGAATGTCAGTGGTACGTGGACAGACCGTTCAGGCAGTGCCACGATGACCGCAGGGCAATATTACGAGTTGGTAGATGCCAATGGCACGCTCATCGGTCATAACGGCAACAGTGGTGACACCATTGTCAAGTGGACAACGGCAGGTGGCAACCTTGCAACCCTTGATGTGGACTCGCGGTTCACCACTGCAAAGCATTGGGAGTTTTTTGATAACAGAGCATTTGCTGGCAACCTAAACGTCAGCGCAGGGAGAGTATGGCGATCAGACGCAGGGGATATAGAAACGTGGGATGCGACAGCGTTCTACAATATTGGGGAGACTGTTACGGGGCTGAAGCGTCTTGGGGATTCTCTCGCTATCCACACGAAGGACAGCATCAATATGTTGGTGCCTACGGGCAATGCAACGGTGCCATATCGTCGCCTACCAAAGCGTGCTCAAGGAACAGTTGCAGGGCGAAGTATACAAACGGTGACAATAACAGGTGTCGGAGAGGTGCAAGTATATGTTCGCAACAATGGCATCTTCGCATTTGATGGTGAGTCAAGCACAAAGATTTCACAAGCATTAGACGGTGACAGGTATTGGAACAATGTGAACACCTCTGCATTGAGTAATGCCTTCTCGTTGGTCTATGAGGCACGTGATGAGGTATGGTTCTTCCTCCCCTACGGTGCCAGTCAGACCACGATGAATCACATAATGATATTCAATTATAGACAGAAGATATGGTATCCCCCATTTAAGGGTGTCACAAGAGCGTGCGGTGCAATTATCAATGAAAAGCCCCACGCAGGATCATACGATGGATATGTGCATACCCACGCAGGAACCAATGTTGACGATGATGATGGGTCAGTAACAACAGCAGTAGATGCTTGGGGTATGACATCATCACGCGCACCAGATCACGAAGCATCACAGGTGCGGTGGTTGTTCTCTAAAATCTCGTATGAGGTGGCAGGAAATTATGAAATGCAGATCACCTATTCTAACCCGACATCGGTAAGTGGAACAAAGACGATAACTATTTCAGGTGGATTAGATGCTATCGGTAGTTTTCAGATCGGCACCTCTGCAATTGGTGGTAATGACCTCGTGGCAAATGACGACATCCCCCTAACGGGATATGGGCCACATATACAGATAAAGTTTAGAAACGCAAATAGTAACGAGAAGATGGTTCTCAGAAAGATCACTTCTATATTCCGCAGTATTGGCGTAACACGCACACGAAGGGCAGGTGTCGTCTAAGGTGGCAGTCCAACGCTATAACCTTAATTACAATCCCCAATTTAGAGATTACATTGGGCAGACAAAGAACATCAATGGTGTCAATGGCACCTTCTCACAAGATGGCGACTTTGCCGTGTTTAATCCGCAAGGTGGCGCACCTCCTCCTCCCCCTCCTCCCCCACCTCCTCCTCCGCAACAGGTGGCACAGAAACCTGCCACCACACAGAATGTTACCACGGATATTGGTGTTATAAATAAGCAAGAGACAGGGTTGCCTTTTCAACCTCGCATTGACCCCAATGAATTTCAAAAAGCATTTAACACAAGAGACCCTCGGTATGACCTTAATGGTGACGGAACCGTCAATTTTAACGACTATTTACAAGCATCAAATACTAATAGGTTTAACCCTGTCGCTGGAGACTTTAGGGGTGCCAATGTAACACAAAATGGCAATGATCCAACAGATGACTTGATATACACCAATGGCCCACGTTTTCAGGGTTACTATCCTGC